GGACAAAAGGGCATGATCCATAAGACTGAACCTATGAGTGAAGCGTTTCTTCGTAAATTAGAGGACGCTCTTCAATGGATATATAATCACACTATCAATCTGATTATAGACAGACGCTCTGGTCAGAAGACGAAGATTCGTATTGACAAGTATGATACTTGGTCTATGGATCACACCCTTGCTCCTATCATTCTGCCTATGCTTAAACAACTCAAAGAGACTAAGCATGGTTCTCCTATAGTAGATGACGAAGATGTTCCAGAAGAACTTCGTAGCACTAGTGCTTCTCCTAAGGATAACGATTATGACATAGACGAATATCATCATAAGCGTTGGGACTGGGTTCTTTATGAAATGATCTGGGCGTTTGAACAAAAATGCCGAGACCACTGGGAAGAAGATTATTACGGTCCATACATCGAAGGTGAAGATGATAAACTTCTTAGCGGTCGCTTTGAGTGGACCGATGACGAAGGCAGAAAGAAACATCAAGAAAGGATGAGTAATGGGTTCCGTCTTTTCGGCAAGTATTATGAGAATTTGTGGGACTAATGAAGATACAATATGAGAAGGGCGATATATTTGAATCGCCACATAGAGCAATCTTACACGGATGTAATGCTCAGGGTGTGATGGGTGCAGGTTTTGCTGCCCGTCTGAAGCAAGAGCATCCGTATGCATATAAAGAATATCGTGATGCATATGAAGGCGGGAAACTGCACTTAGGCACTATACTTCTAGTCAAAGCAGGTAAGCGTTTAATCATTCATGGAATTACGCAACAATATTATGGTCGTGAGAATCGAAGATATGTAAGTTATGATGCAATTGCCCATGTCATGTCGGCAGTTGAAGAGACACTATATGGTCAAGTTGTTGCCATGCCAAAGATTGGCGCAGGTCTTGCAGGCGGTGATTGGAATGTTATCGCCTCTATTATCGAAAGTGAATTGAAAACGGTCCAACCTATTGTATATGAACTATGACACAAGAAAAGAAAATCATATTACTTGAAGACTTCATAGAACAGAAGGTTCGAAAGGAACAAGAACTTGAATTCTATGAGAAAGAACTTGCTAAACTGCAAGAAAAAATGTTTTGGGTCAAGCGAGAAATTGACTTGACAAACACGATTATACGTGTTATAAAAGATGAAACTGTGATAGACTTAGTGACACAGGCTGAAAGTAAACTTCTTATTGGAGATGACAATGATGATTCATCATGAGCCACGCTTTGATACTCAAAAAGTGTGTGAACTATACAGTAAAAAAGATGGCGTGCCAGTGAAGTATGTCTGCACAAGTGCAACGAATGCGTATGGCACTTTTGCATGTGACGTGTTTTACCGTGAGACGCCACACCCAGAGTTCGGCAATCGTTACTTTGCTTTGTTTCAAAGGTCAGAGCAAATACTAATTACGAATGCTGATATGATTGAAGACTTGACATTCGATATGTTTTATAGTAAACTAGATGAACATTGGCACTATAGTCAACATCGTCATGATTTTCGACCTGTGCCTGGCGCTAACATCAACATTGATGGTGGTCGTTCATATGTTCGTGTCGTTGGAGACATTCACGGTGACTATCAACGCAAGTGCATGAAAGTGAAAGACGGTGAATTCGTGGAGTGCGAAGATGAGTAAAGCATTTTGGGAAGGCTTTCGTGAGGGATTTCTAAAGTTCTTCTGGTCTGGTATTATCGTTTCTTCTGCATTCGTATTAGGAGTGCTTCTTGGTAACCACGGTCATCCATACGAAGAGTGTAAACGCAAGTATGAAGACCCGAATGATATCAGTGAATGTGTATGGATTTTAGAAAATGAGTGACGAACTATATCAATTCATTGCCGCTGAATACTTTGCAACTGGCGAAGGCAATACAGTAATGCTCTTAATCACACGTGCGTATCCTCAAGGCGATGACTACGAAACGCAGGGCGAGATTGTAGACGGCAAGTTTGTCCCAGGCACATTAAAGAACAGTGCTAAGTTTCGTGCCGCAAGAGAGTTTGTCAATGAGTATGGTGGCTACTATGCCCAGTGTGCTGAGAACTTGTCACGTGAAGAGTTTCTAAAACGATTCGGACACTATTTACCAGAATTTGTAAAAAATGTGTTGACAAATGAGGATCAACCTGGTAACTTGAACTTTAAACAATCATTTCATTTAAATTTTTCGTGAGGAATATATGAGCATTAAGAAGCAACCAGAATATGTAGTCGTTACGTGCATTTCATCATTTCGTCAACGTTACGTGATACCTGTTGATGAACTTCAAAAGTTGAACCCAGATGCACCAGTCGACCCTTCGTGGGCACTTGACGAAGTGACTATGGAAAGTGTAAAAGAGTTTAGCCAGCGTCACGTTGGTGAGCAAATCATTGACGCACAAGTTGTTAAAGAAAAAGAGGTTCTTCAGTTCTTTGACGCAGACAATGACTATCTATCAGGCTGGGACGAGGAGTTTAAACTAGCATGGATCAAGAACTGGAAAGAGAACCCAACGGAAGCAGAGACCGAGGAATACGAGAATGCTCGGGTGAAAGCGGGCTTCCCCAAGAGCGATACCATGACTACATCCTCAGAAAGTTAAAAGAAGAGCGTGAAACTGAAGATATATACTCTCATGGTATGTCAAGCCCAAGCGATAAGGACTATGAACTATGACAGATGAACAAATGGTTGCAAAGTTAAGATTAATGTCTCATTGGACTACTAAGCAACCTTGGAAACAGATTGCTGACCGCCTTGAAGAGTTAAGTCGGAAAGAAAAAGAATGTTTTGATGGGCAGGGATAATGATTGTAATTTACGGTAATAATATCTGCCCAGACTGCGATACAGCAAAGAAGATATCAAATGACTATAATCTTAGATGGTCATTTAAAGATGTTTCTCAACCAGAAAACCATGCAGAGTTTTTGAGCAAGTTTCCTGGTGAGAGCAGGTTGCCACAGATTGTGTGGCATGATAGATGGATAGGCGGATTAAAAGAATTCGTTAGTGAAATTGAAAATACGAGGAACTATGGTGATGGAAAAATCTAAAGTTGTTGAACTTCTCAAAGAGGGTGTTGTAACAGTTGAGTTTACAAAAGTGAATGGCGAGTATCGCAAGATGGAAGCAACTCTACAAGCAGAACGTATGCCTGAGGTTGTTGCTGAAGTTGAAGAGAAAGCACCTCGAAAGAAAAACGAAGATGCTTTGTCTGTATGGGATGTGAACGCAGAAGGTTGGCGCTCATTTCGTTGGGACAAACTTCAAACAGTAAATGGTGAGAGTTTTGCCTGAAAAAAATGAAGTCAATAAAAATGCCATGGGTGGAACAGAACTCATGGCAAACCGAATTGAGAGGGACTGTAATCAGTCCCTTTTAAAAGAATTCCAGATTATACATTCACGTGTTCGTGACCTTGATCCAAGCAAAAAGAAAATTCTTGTTCTACACGACTTACCTCAAGATCCAGAAGTTCAACATCTGAAAGATGGTGGCTGGGAGAAATACGATAAGTTAGTGTTTGTATCTCATTGGCAACAAGAGATGTATAAACTCTTTCTTGGTGTTCCTTACTCTGCTGGTGTCGTGTTGCGTAATGCGATTGAGCCAATCGAACCTCATGAGAAGCCAAATCCAAAAGAGAAGATTAGTCTAATCTACTTCTCTACACCACATCGTGGTTTGGATATTCTTTATGCGGCATTTAATCAACTATCGAAAGAATATGACAACCTTGAGTTAAACGTATTCTCTTCTTTTCAGTTGTATGGTTGGCCACAACGTGACGAACCCTATAAAGAGATGTTCGATAGACTACGTGAACACCCAAAGGTAAACTATCACAAGTCAGTGCCTAACGACCGCATCCGTGAGGAGTTGAAGAAGGCACACATCTTTGCATATCCATCTACATGGCAAGAAACCTCTTGTCTGTGCTTGATTGAAGCAATGTCGGCTGGTTGTCTATCTATTCACTCCTCTCTTGCGGCTTTGCCAGAAACATCTATGGGCTTAACTTCGATGTATGGTTATACCGAAGATGCACAGCGACATGCGAATCAGTTCTACCTCGAACTGAAGAACGCAGTCGAGTTACATCGCAATAATAACACATATAAGATGGTAAGTCAACAGACAAAAAATACGAAAGCACTTGCGGACTACCAGTATTCTTGGAAAAATCGTAAGTTAGAGTGGAATTCTTTGATGAAAAGCCTATTGACATAAGTAGAGAATCGTGATACTATGATTCGAAACTGATAAAGGAGTGGTCTATGGCCAGGCAAACAAAGCGTATGAAAATTCGTGAGCAGATGGCTGCCGAACGTGGTCCTGTTGAAGTCAAGAAGCCTCGCAAGAAGCGCAAACCCATGAGTGAAGAGCAACGCAAGGCTGCCGCAGAGCGTCTTGCTAAGGCACGTGAGAAGAAACTAGAAGAGCAAGGTGGACCCAAGAACGTTCACCCTGATGTTCTCAAACTGCCTGAAGATGCTACGCTGTCTCTTAAGAATGTCCGTGGATGGATTAAGACGCAGAAAGACTTAGTGTCTGCGGCACGTGCAGAAGAACGTGCTGGCGTCAAGGGTGCGTTAGCCAAGAAGTTAACACACGAAGGATATGTGCGTAATCTTGAACGTTACATTCGTGATGGCGTTTACTGTGATATGTTCTACGGTGAGTATATGCAAAATCGTATTAAGATGGTGTGCATCGTTCCTGCTTATGACAAAGACGGTAAACAGAAGCGGTCATACGGTTGCTTCTACCCAGACTTAGGCGGGATCTATGTTGGTCCAGGTCGTATCGAAGTCAACGGTGAAATCGTAGAGGTTGATACGGATGTCTAATGTCATTGACTTCAACGCTGTTAAGATGAAGCGTATGCAAAAGCGTTTAGATGACCTCGTTGAAGAGCATGAATATGTTGAAGAACTGGCTGCTGATTTTGCGATTTCGGCAGTCATGGATATTGTCGAAGCCTCGTCTGAGTTTGGCTTCGATGTGATGGAGAACCCAGACGTGATACGTGATATGCTTGCGACTGTCGAATCAATACGGTCAATCATCCATCGTATCGCTGGTGATAGAATTGAGTTCCATAACATTAGTGACAGAATGTTTGATAATATAGAGAACACTGAGGTGGCACTCAAAAACTTTTTAACAGAATTTTCAGAATGAGTCTTGACATACTGGTAAAAGTGTAGTAATATATACTGTTATCAGATATGGAGAAAATAGTATGATATTAGTAGATTTAAATCAAGTGATGATATCGAACATGATGGTTCAGATTGGTAATCACAAAAACATGGAGATTGATGAGAATATGCTTCGCCATATGATCCTCAATACTCTTCGCTCAAACCGCATGAAGTTCAAGGATGAATTTGGCGAATTGGTAATTTGTTGTGATGACAAAAACTACTGGCGCCGAAATCAGTTTCCTTATTACAAAGCAAATCGTAAAAAGGCACGAACTGAGTCTGAACTAGACTGGTCTGCTATCTTCACGGCACTAAACAAAATCCGTGATGAGATTAAGACCTTCTTTCCTTACAGAGTAATTCAGATTGAAACTGCGGAAGCAGATGATATTATTGGCACGATTGTGCATCACGAAGGCGTAGAACTTAACAACGGTGCAGAACAAATTCTAGTTCTGTCTGGTGATAAAGACTACATTCAGTTGCACAAGTATGCGAATGTGAAGCAGTATGATCCCACACGTAAGCGTTGGATTACACACTCTTCACCTGAGAAGTATCTCTATGAGCATATCATCAAAGGCGATACTGGAGACGGTGTTCCAAACATTCTTTCACCTGACAACTGCCTTGTTGTTGGTGAACGTCAACGTCCTATCACTAAGAAAAGACTTGAAGAATGGGAGGACATAAATAACATGCAAGACGAGGTGAAGCGAAATTATTTGCGTAACAAAGCATTGATTGACCTAAGCCAAGTTCCAGCAAACATCAAAGAAGCAGTTATGAATGAATGGTTGCCAGACTGTAATGCAGATCGGTCACAGTTGCTAAACTATTTCATCAAGAACAAGTTGAAAAACCTAATGGAAGTTATTTCGGAGTTTTAAATGTCTACAGAATCCTTGGCAGAAATCATTAACACTGCCCGTGAATTGAAAACCAAAAAAGAGAAGGTCGAATACTTGCAATCCAAGAATTCGAAACCTTTGCGCAATATCCTCAAAGTGACATATGATAAAACAATGGAACTAAACATTCCTAATGTCGCCCCACCTTACGAGCCTTCGCAATCTCCTGATTCGCATGGCATGCTATTCCGTGAGACACGAAAACTTCCTTACTTCGTTAAGGGGTTCGATGGTGATAACATTCATCCCATTCGCCGTGAAGCACTGTTTATTCAAATACTAGAAGCGGTTGATCCCGATGATGCAAAACTTCTATGTGAGATGCTTAAGAAGAAGCCAATGAAGGGCTTGTCTTTAGCAGTCATTAAAGAAGCATTTCCTGGACTAATTTCGGAGTAAGGTGAGTATACTTCAATGTCAAAGCGTAAGAACTTCCGTGAGTGGTATAACGAAGAAGATGAGTGGGGCGACAAAGAGTCTCGCTTCACTAAGAAAGATACCAAACGCTACGATAAGAAACGTGCTAAGATCCAGAAAGCACGAAAGCAAAAAGCAAGACAAAAAAATTCATATTTTTCTTAAAAAACACTTGACAATCGACTCAAGAGTTGTTATATTAGATATGTAATGAGAAGTGAGTATGATATATGATGAAAGAAAAAGTGATTTTAGTTGATTGCGACGGTGTTCTCCTTGACTGGGAATATGCGTTTGATTATTGGATGAAGCGGCATGGCTATGTCAAGACTGATGCTAAAGTCTATGACATGGCTGTTGCTTACGACATGCCTAAAGATGAAATCAAGCGTTTGATTCGGATGTTCAACGAGAGTGCCAGCATTCGGAAATTGCCTCCTCTTCGGGATGCAATGAAGTATGTGAAGAAGTTACACGAAGAGCATGGCTATATCTTCCATGCGATTACTAGCCTTAGCAACGACCAGTATGCACAGCATCTTCGGACTAAGAACCTTCGGGAACTGTTCGGTGATACTGCGTTTGAGAAGTATGTCTACCTTGACACTGGTGCTGATAAAGACGAAGCACTTGCTGAGTATGAAGGCACTGAATGCTTCTGGGTTGAAGATAAGCCTGAGAACGCTGAAGAAGGTCTGAAGAATGGTCTTAACAGCATCTTAATGAGCCACTGTCACAACGCTGACTACGTGAATGAAGATGTTATCAAAGTGAATAACTGGAAAGAAATCTACGAATTGCTAGTATAAATATTGCTAGTGATGTAAATCGAAAGGCGATCCATCACGGGTCGCCTTTTTTATTAGGAGAATATGATGCCAACTTATAATTTTCGCAATTTAGAAACAGGCGAAGAAACTGAAATTATGATGAAAATGTCTGAACTTGATGAGTTCAAAGCAAACAATCCACAGTTACAACAGTTCTTAACAAAGGCGCCATCTATCGGTGACGCACATCGCATGGGTGTTGTCAAGACACCTGATTCTTTTAACTCACTCCTCAAACACATTAAAAAGGGCAATTCTAAGGGGATGACTCAATCAACCATTAAAACAAGATAATAATAATAAGGATGATAAATGCCTGCTAATGAAAAACGCCTGACTAAAAGGCAAAGAAGGGTTCTACGCCAGCAAGGAATCCTGTCAGAAGATAATACTGTTACCTCTGCATTCAGTGTCGACCGTAGCATCAAACCAATGACTGAGAATCAAAGAATTGCATTCGAAAGTTGGAACGATGGTTTTAATTTGATGTTACATGGCATTGCGGGAACGGGTAAAACGTTCCTCGGTTTATACTTTGCAATTAATGAAGTGATGAAGCCAAATAGCAGATATAAGAAAGTGTTTATAATTCGTTCAACTGTTCCCACACGTGACCAAGGTTTCATGCCGGGAAATCAAAAACAAAAAGAGGCAGTATACGAAGAACCTTACTATGATATTGCCACGAAGTTATTCGGTCGTGGTGATGCATATCAAATTCTAAAGCAAAAGCAGATTGTTCAATTTGCGTCAACGTCTTATCTACGTGGATGCACCTTCGAAGACTGCATCATTGTTGTTGACGAAGTTCAGAATATGAGTGCAGGCGAGTTACATACAGTGATGACACGTGTTGGTGAGAACAGCCGCATCATCTTCTGTGGTGACGTAAAGCAAGACGATTTGACTTCTGAGCGTAAGAAAGAAATGTCGGGCTTACGTGATTTTATGCGAGTTATAAATAGAATGAGAGAGTT